GGTGAGTTGATTAATGACCAGAATAATTCTGGTTTCTTATACTACTTCCCAGTTAAAGGAACATTCCAACAGGGTGAGGTAGTTACAGGTCAAACATCTGGTGTTACTGCAACTCTTGTAAACAACACAGATGCTGTTCAAGGACAGAAAGGATTCATTCTTACTGTTACTGATCTACAGAGTGCTCCAGCAGCAGGTGGTTCTGTTGAACTAGTAGATAATGGTGTAAATGATGACGCTGGTTCATTCGTTATCTCTAACTCTAGTTACAGTGCTCCTGATGGACGTGGTAGTCTTATAGTTAGCAGATCCGAGTTAGGAACTTCTGCTGCTACACACGAAGGTACAACTGCTATATCACTATTTGCTACTGCTGGTTCTAATGCAACACTATCTGCTGATGTTCTAGTAGGTGCTTCTTCACCTGTAACAATGCAGGTTTCAACTGTTACTGGAATGACCATTAATGGATTCATTTCTATCGGTACTGAGTTGTTTAAGGTAGCATCATTCCCATCTGCAACATCTGTTCAAGCAGAACGTGCTCAAGAAAGCACATCTGCTGCAGGACACAGCACCAACGCTCAAATTAAAATCTATAACGCTAAGATTGCTTCACAAGATGAACTAATTGAAGATGTTTCAGATGCTATTGGAACATTGCGTGTTAAGCAATCAAATGTAGGACTTGATCCTGATGACCTTATCAAGATTGATAATGAGTTCATGATCATTAATACTGTTACTACTGACTCAAAAGGTATCACAGTACTACAGTTGGCAGACGAGAAGACAATTGAAGCTGGCGATGGACAAGACTTCAAGATTCGTTATCAGTACTCACAAGTTCGCTTGACTGCTCACGACTTCTTGGATGTTGGTACTGGAAGTAAAGCTAATACTAATTGGCCTAATCTCCCACTATCTGCAAATGTTCCTTCATATGAAACAGATGAGAGTCGTCCAGGTCGTGTTTACTACGTATCTACTGACCAAGATGGTAACTTCGCTGTTGGTAAGTACTTCAGAGTTGAACAATCAACTGGTAAGGCAACACTAGACGCTTCTGCGTTTGACTTGTCTGGTCTATCAAGTTTGAGACTTGGTTCTATTGGTGCTCAGTTGGGTGCTGCTATTAATGAATTCTCTACTGATGGTACATTGTCACAGAACAGTGACCAGAAAGTTGCTACACAAAAAGCAACCAAGACATACGTTGATAACATGAGTGCTGTTGGTGGTGACTTCACCATTGCAGGTAACCTCACAGTTAAAGGAACAACAACATCCATTAATTCCGTTACGTTGACTTCTAAGGATCGTAACCTTGAATTAGGTAAGGTTGCCGTTGGTAGCTTTAATGGTGATATAGAAACTGGTTCAGCAAATATCACTAACTGTAGTGATATGGATAATATCGCACCTGGCGTGGCAATAACGTTAACATCTGGTGGTGGTACTGTTACTCTTGCTTCTGGTGGTATTGTAACTGCTGTTTCTGGTACTACAGTAACACTTGATCAAGTATTTGCTGGAACTGGAACTGCCACTGCTGCTGTACTGGCAACAGGTGGTGCTACAGATACAACTGGTAACGGTGGTGGTTTAACCATTCTTGGTTCAACCAACAAGACAATTAACTGGTTGTCTTCTAACAGTAAGTTTAACTTTAACCAAGGTATTGAACTTGCAACTGGTTTAGGAGTTACTATCAACGGATCTGACATCCTAACAGAAACCACGATGTTTGGTAAAACTATTACTCAAACATTAGGTACTGATCATACAACAATTCCTACTTCTGGAGCTGTTGACACTGCGGTTAAATCCGTCTCTGCTACTGCATATTACATGTCAGCAGTCTAATTTTATTATAAATAAATTCATAACACAAACTGACCACATTTTTTTAAACGGAGTAATCACAAATGGCTTCTGGAGTATACGGAAAAGTAGATGTATCAAGTGCAAGCACTTGGACTGAAGTTGTCGCTGCATCTGCAGGGACAAAGGTAGCAACACTGAATGTTGTTAACCGACAAACCTCAGCAACCACTGTGAGGATTGCCTTACGTGATGCAGTAGGTAACGTTACCGATGCAGATTGCATTGAGTATGACGTTAGTTTACCTGCTAACGGCGTTTTAGAAAGAACAGGAATCGTTTTGGATTCGTCAAATGGTCTTCATGTGTATGCTTCAGCAGCTGTGTCTGCTGTAGCATACGGCATTGATAACTGATAACCACTATACACTAAGGAATAGGATAAAAAAATGGGAAGACGCATTACACAAAAAGCAGTCACATCAAGTGGTGGTGGTGGTATAGATTTCAACGATCCATTTGAGCAACCGTGTTTTACTTCGTACACGGGTGGTTATAACCACAACTCTGGTTTTATGAGTTGGGATCATAACCTGAATAGACATAACTGGGTTCACGGTGATCACTCCAATCATGGTATGTACCGTTCAGATAACACCAGTTATGCAACGGAATTTATTCAAGATCAAGGTTCGGCTCAGTGGTTTAACACTCAGTCACAACCAGGTTCTTCTACTGACCGTCCCAACCTTTGCACCTACACTGGGTATCTTGGACACCAATGTTTCATTAACACTTCCCGAACAGGTGGTACTCCTGCTTGGTTTGTAAGATCACCTGGTTCCGACAGACGTGCATATGCTTTTAGAGATGTAGGTACTCTTCCTGGCGAAACACATCAGGACTATGCTATTTTCTGCAACTTTGGTGGAGCATTCAGAATTGGTCAAAGATCTGCTACTGAATATTTCTCTGGCATTAACTACGGTCATATGCCAACCTTTGATATTCCTGATGGTTGGAGCAACCAAATGCATGGTGGAGTTTCTTACAACCGTAAGAAGAACTATCTACTATTCATGGAAACTAATGATAGTTACACATATCAACCATGGCTTTGGAAGAATTGCCCTGACCTAAGAGCAATTGCTGGCAAAGGTTCTGACTTCCATTACGCCAAAGACGAACAGTATTCTGCTTATAACATGACTTCCGAGTCATCGTTGTATCAAGATTTCTTTGCTCAGACTTCTAACAGACAGTCTGGTAGTTATGCTAACAGTGGTTACTATGATTATTCTTCTGGCAAACCAACCAACGGTTCTACAGAAGACCAAAGACGTTGTATTCCAGTTATTTGTGACAACGAAAGAGTTGTTATGTTCCAGCAGATTACTAACTATGGAGCATGGGTGTGTAGATGGAACAGTCCTTCTGTTGATGGAAATGGTAACTCTGCTGGAAGTCAGAAGAACTTCAGTGGTACTACCAACTACGGTATTGAGTCAGGTCATAGATACGGTGCTAGATTTGTTCAAACTAGTGACGGTAGATATATTGCAATGTACTCACCATACTACTACTATGGTGCTGGTATTCACATGACTATCGTTAGGGTATCTGATGGTAAGACATTACACAGTCAGTGGCAGACATCTGGTGATACATGTACTCCTGTTCCATATGGTAAGTCTAACTTCCTAATGGCAAGTACACGTAACACAGATGGTGGTTCGGGTCTCAGATTTAGTACATTCTTCTGTGATTGGAGATTCAATACTTATTCTAATAACGGTGACCCAGATGCGTTCGGAATTATGGATCAGTCCGAATACACATACGATAGTGATCACTACACTACATCGTATCCAGCAATCATTCCTGCACAGTATAACACTGCTGTATTTAATGAGGGTAACCTTAAGACTGATAATGCTGCTGGAGACTTTGATCCATATTCAGCATCGTAATAATAAAATTATATTAACTAATTAACAAGGATAAAAAAATGGCATATTTAATTTGGGATATAGAGGGGGAGCATGTTAAGACTCAATTGGATTACGATCCGAGTCTTAGCAACCCAAAATATCTAGAAAAAAATAAAGTATTTCCAAACCACGATATAGATTTTGATAACGATTTACTTTGTTGTTACGTATTGAATTCTGCTGGTGATGATGTGGTCAACCCTCATGCTGGCAAGACTAAGGAGGAAATGGGAGAATTGCATCATGCAGCAGAGCTAATCAAATCTGCTACAGATATGAAAGCAGCTAAATTAGTGGAAGTTAGCACCTCTACTGCTTTGAAACTAGAAGATGAATACAGTCCAGCTGGATGGAGACATGAGAAAGCAGCTGAAACTGATCTTCTCAACGGCAATAATGATGCTATGACTAAACTTGCTCAAGACAAGAAAGCGATTCGTGATGCTGGCAATGCTCATGAAGCATTACTTGCAGCAATTGATCCTTCTACTGATGCTGGTGCAGCTGCAGTAATTGCATTTGATGCTTCTACATCTGGGTTCTAAATTTAACAGTTAATTAGAAAGTTATAAATACCCCTAGGACATACTAGGGGTATTTTTTATGGCTGAACCCACCAGTAGGGCAGAACTTAAGGATTACTGTCTAAGAAAATTAGGGTTCCCTGTACTAGAAGTCAATGTAGATGACGATCAGATAGAGGACTCAATTGACGATGCGTTGCAGTATTATCGTATGCGTCATTATGATGGAGTAGAGCTTGCTTACATGAAGCACATTTTTACTGCTGATGATATAGCAAAATTTAAATCACAAAATACTACAACTACTGTAGGTACTACAGAGTGGAAAACAAAAGATAAATATATTGATATGCCAGCAGATGTTGTTGGTGTTACTAAAGTATTTGGTCTTGCTAGTAATGCTGTAAGAAATAATCTATTTGGTATTGAGTATCAGATCTTCTTGAATGATCTATATGCTGTAGGTTCTCTTGATTTTCTTAACTATTATATGGTTAAGACTTGGATGGAAACTATGGACATGGTACTTAACAATGGTGCTTTTGTTCAGTATAGATTTAATATGAGGCAAGATAGACTATATCTTGATGTTGGTGAAGACATGATGAATGAAGATATGCATCTTGTTGTTGAGTGTCACAGGGCATTAGATCCTGAAGTTTTTGGTCAAGTCTACAGTGATGCTTTTCTTAAAAAATATGCTACTGCTTTGATTAAAAGACAGTGGGGGCAGAACTTAATTAAGTTTAATGGCATACAACTTCCAGGTGGAGTTAGTATGAATGGTAGACAACTTTTTGATGATGCTGAAAAAGAAATTGCTGCTATTGAAGATGCATCAAGCAGCACATACGAGTTACCACCATTTGACATGATCGGATGAAAAAAGTATACTTTCCTCAACACGGTGGTGTTTCCACTGAACAAAATCTGGTACAAGACTTGGTTGATGAACAAATCAAGTTGTTTGGATCGGATGTGTTTTATATTCCTAGAGTGCATTTAAAGGATAAATCTCTTGGGGAAATAGTACAATCTGAATTCAATCAGAGTTATATGATAGAGATGTTCCTTGTGAACGTAGAGGGATTTGGTGCTGGTGCTGAGTTTGTAAGTAAGTTTGGTCTAAGAATAACTGATGAGATACAGTTTGTTGTATCAAGGAGAAGGTGGGAACAGTCTGCTAATCCAGCGTTGAACCTTGCTGTAGATGGTAGACCCAATGAAGGAGATCTGATATACTTTCCATTGACAGAGGATCTGTATGAGATCAAGTATGTTGAAAGAGAGAATCCTTTCTTCCAGTTAGGCAAACAGTATTTCTATCAACTCACTGCTGAACTCTATGAGCAGGGTGCTGATAAGTTTGATACAGGTATTGACGAGGTTGATGATATTGAAAGACAGTTTAGTAACATTACTACGCTAAATCTTTCACCTTCTACTAGAGTACAAGCAACAGGAAATGTTACTGTGAATGCTAGTGGAGAAATAACAGGATCTACAGTATCCCTTGCTGGTACTGGATATAGTACACCACCTTCGGTTACTATTACTGGTGGAGTAAATTCTTCTGGTGGTATTATTGAAACAACTATTGCTGATGGTGGTGTTGTTACTCTTACCGTAATTAATGGTGGTACTGGATATCAATCTGATACTACTCACGCAGATTTCCCAACTATTACTATTGATGCACCACCATTAGATGTTCAATTCATTCCAGATGAACATGTAGTGATAGGTGGATTTGTACAACAGGGTGGTGGTAGATCTTGGTCTTCTGCTAACAATATAGTTACAGTAACTGCACTTGGTGGTTTTGATTCTAACTTTGCTACATCAACTCAAAAGAAATACTTCTATTGGAAGTTTGAAGATAAGAGGATATGTTATGTCTACACATATAATGGAACAGATCCAACTACAGTTTCTGGTCATTTCTATTATGATGCTACTAACGTCCAGTATGTTATTAACACATACACGGAAACTATAACTAGTGGTTCTCAGGCAACTATGTATGACTTAGACAGTGCAACTGTAGCAGAAGTAGCAGATTGGAATGGTGTTACATACACCCTTGAAGTCATGAACCGTACAGGTAACTTCATTGACGGTGACACGATTAGAGGGGTTGAATCTAATGCCCTATATACATTAGGAGATTTCTCTACTATTGATAATCAAAGCACTGAGTTTGATCAGAACGCTGCGATTGAAGACGGTGCAGATGATTTAATTGATTGGGGAGAAACAAATCCCTTTGGTGAATTTGGTAATTATACAGGTAGCTTCTGATGTTAGGAACGCAATTTTACAATGAAGCAGTTAGAAAAACTGTTGTGTCATTTGGAACTTTATTTAATAATATTGAATTAAAGAAAATAGTTAATGGACAAGTAATGGAGGTAGAAAAAGTTCCTCTTGCTTATGGTCCTAAACAAAAGTTTTTATATAGACTACAAGGTAATCCTACAGATGGACGTAAAGTAGCAATAACTTTACCAAGGATTTACTTTGAGATGACTGGTATTGATTATGATGCTGGTAGAAAGACACCTGCTATAACCAAAACTAAAGCAGTTGTTAATCCTAATAGTGAAGAAGCTGCAAAGGAAGTAAGAACTCAATACGTACCTGTACCATATAATATTTCATTTGAATTGGGAATCATTGCTAAGTCTCAAGACGATGGATTACAGATACTAGAACAAATATTACCATTCTTCCAACCAGCATTCAGTATGAGTGTTAAGTTCATACCAGACATGAATGAGACCAGAGATGTTGCTATTGTTCTTAACAGCGTTGATTTTGATGATGAATGGGAAGATGATTTTACAACACGTAGAAGTTTAACATACACAATGCAGTTTACTGCTAAGTCTTACATCTACGGTCCTTACACCAAAGCAGATGTTATTCGTAAGTCTCGTATCATTGAAACGATTGGTGATAAGAATGTTGGTAAGAGACATGTTGAAAGAAACTATACACCCAAAGCAAAGACTGATACTAATCAGGACGGTCAGGTTACAGCAGCAGATGATGCATTTGTAACTGCATCTGATGACTTTGGATTTAATGAAGGAGTTGAGTTCTTATGAGTAATCTAGAAGAAAATATGGAAGAACTTCTTAATGTTGAAGTATCTGAAACACCTGAAGGTGGTGGTGCTAAACGCAAGGATCAAATTAGAGATGTCTCAGAGGACAGGGAAAAGGACTATGTATATACGAGAGCAGAACTCTATAGACTCATAGATCAAGGTCAAGAGGCAGTACAAGGGGCGTTAGAGGTCGCACAGGAGTCAGGGCATCCAAGAGCATTTGAAGTTGCTACAAACGCCATGAAGCAGGTAGCAGACATGACTGATAAACTCATGGATCTACAGAAGAAAGTTAAGGATCTTGATGAAGAAAAGAAAGGTCCAAAGAATGTTACAAACAATGCTATGTTTGTTGGTAGCACAACAGAGTTACAAAAAATGTTAAAACAAATGGGTGGCGGTAAACGCTGAACCATGTTATAATTATTACACATAAGAATTCATTATGAGAAGAGCAAGAGGTTTCAAAGAGATTCAACCTAAAGAATCTATTGAGTCTATTAATTACAGTGACGATTCAGTTTTTAAACAAGCACATCTAACTGATGCGTCACCAGAACCGTTGAATCATATTGGCGTTAAGTCAGAAGCAACAGACTACCAAGAGATTAATGGATCTAGAGGTATGTCAAATGCGGGTCAAGAAGATCTTCATAGGAATGATTTATCAACGGATCATCAGATTCCTGGAGAGAGACAAGTAACAATGGATGAGGTTTTTCCACCAATGGGAATTCCACCACTGAAAAGTTCTCACCATCCTTCAGTTTATTGTCCTCCTATTGATCAACAGGATGAAATGGTGAATATGAATCCATTTCCATATATGTTTAAATCCAAATATGATTTTAAATTTGATACCTTTAAAGATAAAGTTTTAAAAGATATTAAACGATCAAAAAGTATTGTTGATCAAACAGGTATGCAGACACCTGAAAGAGAAGGTGGGTACACAACTGTCCTATTAACAGGGACAGAAATTGATGGTGAACTATGGGTTCCACCTCATATGTGGCCTGAGTTGGATCATTTTATTAAAACTTGGTTGCCAATGCAGTGTAAAAAGTTGTGGAAAGAATGGAATATGTCACCACTTGCAATTCCTTATATTTCAGAATCATGGACAAATGAACATTCAAATGGTTCATTTACAGAAGGGCATCATCACCACAATTGTCAAATAGCAATGTCATGTTATTTGGATGTACCTGAAAAAAGTGGTAGATTGATGATTAAAGATCCAATGGTAGCATACACTCATTCTAGACCATTGAATTATAATCATCATCCATTAGGAAAAGATTGGAGATATATTGATGTTGAAACTAATGATGTATTATTCTTTCCTGGTTTTATAGAACATCAAACAGAAAGATCAGAGGCAAATGATAAGAGGTATATAATGTCTATCAATATTGCCTTTGCAAATATTGGAGCTCATATAGCATTAAGTGAACGATCAATGGAACCTCTATGGGATCCTCAAGTACCAAGGCCAGGTGGGATCATGAACCAATGATTGACAAACCCTGACATTTCTGTTAGAGTCCTTGACAGTATTGTTATAATTATACTGTAATGGACATGAACACTATGAGATTAAACGAAGGAGACGTAGCCCGTCTCATCACTGCTTGTAACCTATACAAGGAGCGTACAGGTTCTGAGTATATGTGGGACGAGTACACTCATCTTATAGAAAAATTGGAGAAATTATGTGAACAAGGAAACTGTGCCATCACTCAAGAGTGATATGACAGAAGAACAACTTAACGTAAGAGAACGAGCATTACTAATACTCCTTCAAGAGTTTGGTAATGAGAAAAGCAATAGAGCAATCTATGCTTGTGCTGAAGAGTGGTGTAACAAACAGGTAAATACTAACGGTCTCGTCTCTTACTACAAAGCTTATTACAACCAGCATGGACAAACATGACATACCAGTATTAGGTAACTTCTATACTAAAGAAGAAGTAGATCAGATGATCGCTGATGCTTTAGCAGAAGCAAGACGCATAGATGAAGAGTC